GGTGTTACTGTATTTGTTGGAGTTACACTTGGTGTTACTGTATTTGTTGGAGTTACACTTGGAGTTACTGAAGGAGTTGCGGTATTGCTTGGTGTTTGAGTAACTGGTGGCCATTCAATTGTAGAATCTATTGTTAAATTTGAAAACGCCGTTTTATATGTACCATCAACATACCAAATGTTTACGGTTTCGTTTCCTTGAATTTCGTAATTATTAAATACAAAATTATCATCACATCTTGTGTATGATATTACTTTAATACTTTCTGAAGTATTTGTTATTGTTGATTTTTTACAGGCCATAATTTAATTATTTTTTTTATACATATAAATACCACGTAAAAACAAAAAAGGGAACCGAAGTTCCCTTTTTTTATAAGTTTTAAGATAAATTATCTTAATTCTTGTAAGTTGAATGTTCTTACACCATCAACTGTTACTCTACCATAGAAACGGTTGTTAACCATTTTCTTAGCGTATCTTGTCATGATACCCTTGATAGGTGTGAAGTTGAATGGGTTATACATAGTTGGAGTCAACTGTAAAGGAACATATGGAGCGTAGATGTACCCTGTATCCAACAAGCTAGTACCTTTGTGTCCGATTAACACTTGGTTAGCTGGGAAGTAAGGGTCACGATACACTTGGTATCTTCCTGACAATGTACCAACTCTTTCAATACCCATGTTGTATTGGTCTTGCTCAGGAGCTGCATTTGATACGTGGAAGTATTCCAAGTCATCAAAGATAGCAGATACTTCAGAAGATACAACAATCCAGTTAGCACCACCTCTTAAAGTTGATTTGTGAATTTGAGCAGACAATTGGTTAATTGCTGTAATCAAAGTTTGGTTCCAATCTTTTTGAGTGTAAGGAGTTGTACCAGCAGAAGATAGTCTCTTCCAACCGTTGTAATCCCATCTCAAGTTCCAAGCTGCACCTTTTCTCAAATCTCTCAAGATTTCTCTATCAATTTCTGCAGCAACTTGCTCAGATAATAATGCTGTTAATTCAGCCTCAGCATCAATGTTGTGGAATGCCGCAACGTCTTGAGCTAATTCAGGAGACCATTGTGCTCTCAATTTTCTTTCTGTAACAGAAACAGTTACTGACTCAAGGTCAAAAGAAACTTCACCGATTTGGTCTTCAAATTCCAACTCTTTATACAATCTGTAAACTGCTAAGAATGCATTATTTGAACTTGTTGTAGATGAGAATGTTGAACCTGTGTAACCGTCCATAGATGAATCACCACAAGTAATACAAACTGGTACTTGTAAATCAATTTCTAAGAATATGAAACCATTAGCATCACATACGTTGTAGAAAGAACCACCTGAGTTAGCGTTGTAAGCACCAGGTCCACCAGGGAAATTAACTGTAACATTACTACCATACTGAACAATACCTTTACCATATCTTTGAGTTACAACTCTGAATAAGTAAGGGTTACTTGTGTTAGCTGAAGTTGTTCCGTTAGTAGAAACACCTAAGATGTTCAAACCTGATATGAATTCTTCAGTATCCATAGTATTACCATTAGGACCAATCAATTGACCAGCACCAGCGTTAGAGAAACCACTCATAACAATAATTACTTTTCTGTAATTATCTGTACCGTATGCTGCAGGTAATAAATAACCAGCGTTAGACCAAGCGTAAGTTACAGTTGAAGCAGTTACTGCTGTCCACTGACCTTTTGAATAGTCAAACAAACCAGGAGGATTTAATCCAGCTTCGTTACCTTCGTAGAATAAGTCATATAAATCCTTATTGTAAATAGGGTTGAAGTCACCTGTTCCTGAATTGTAACCAGCATCTGGATTACCATTATAGTTTCCTGGAGCACCTATAGGAGCGTAGTGTGAACCACTATTTCCAAATAGACCATCTGTTGATGTACCACCAGAATAACCTTGAATTTTAGGTACGAAGTAGAACAATTTACCGATTGGTAAGTTCATTGCTTGTACAGACACGATGTCGTTAGCTAATAATTTAGAGAATACTCTTCTCACGATTGGGAAAACAACCGTTTCAAAAGAACCTGAATCAGAAGTTGAAGAAGCTTCGTTAATTAAGTGTGAAGCTTGGTTTTCATACAACTGAGCCACGTTTTCTTTCATGTGACCTTTTAGACCTTCTAAAAAGCCAAGTTTATCCCATTTGTTGATTGTGTCTTCTTTGATAACTTTAAGGTGTTTCAAACCAATGTTACCAACAAGACCGCTTTCTAATAATGCACCCATTTTAGTATTTTTTTTGTTTTTAAGTTTTATTTATTTTTATTTTTGTATTTTTTGCATAATATCCTTCATTCTTAAGAACTGTGGATTTTCATACGTTTTTGACTCAATTAAGTTTTGTGAAGAACCTGATGCTGGAGATTTTCCAATTTTTTCAATAGATTCTGTTACAACACTTTGAGTACTACTTGTTGTGTTTAATTCTCCTTTAATTGATGAATATAAAGTTTTAGACTCTTTTAATGATTCAACATCATCAAATCTTCTTAAGATATTAATTTTTTCTTGTTTAGTTGTAGTATGTTCAGTAAACAATCTTGTAGCGTAAGCCAAGTTTGAATTAAATACTGCAACTTCATTTAATTTATCTCTGAAGATATTAAGAGCTTTTCTATACTCTTCATTTTTTTCTCTTAATCTTTCAACTTCCTCAGCAAGAGCTTGATTTGGAATTACTTTCATTTTAGGTAAACCTTTTCTTTCAGCATAATTTCTAGTTCCATTACCTAATGTTCTAGCCGCTTCTTTAGTTTCCTCTTTTTCGTAATCTTTGTAATGACCATCTTTTTCACCAGCTTTCTTTTCAACACCATCAACATCCTTACGTCTGTATTCGTGTTTTTTAGAACCATACTTATCTTTCATTTCAGCTTCAGTGTATTCAAACTTTTTAGGTTTCAAATTCATACCAACTCCTTTAGCCATACCTTTTGGTTCAATAGCCGATTCTTTGGTTTCCATTTTTCTACCTTCTTTATATTCAAATTTAGCACTTCCGGTTTTAACACCTTTACCTACTACAGGTTTACTCATCATTGACCCTTCTTTAGTTTCCATTTTTTTAACTTTGTTAGTTAAAGAGGATTTAGTTAATTTACCCATAACTGGTTTAATTGTCATTTTACCTTCAAACATGCTTTCATCACCACTATAATCATTCATGCTTTTATCATCACTATCATCATCCATGTAATCATCCATTTCTATTTCATACACTACTTCATCCTCATCAACAACACCATCCTCATTATCATCACCATAATCATTCGGTTGTTCGTAAATGTTCATCTCTTCACCGAAAATATCAGCCATCATAGAATCTAAATCCTCGTCTGATAATTCTTCTTCTCCATCCATTTCTTGCATAGGTTCGTTTTCCATGTAACTTTCAGTTTGAATAATGTATTCAACATCTTCGTCTTCATCACTCAAAGTAATTTGGTCGCCATCTTGTTTAACAATGATACCATCTTCATCACTCATAGATTTAAAAACCTTTAAGATTTCATCATCAGATGCGTTTGTAAGGTCAATTGGTAGTGTATCATCAGAATCCATATCAAAGTCCATCTCAAGTTCATCTTCCGATTCATCATCGTCAGAATCCATATCAATGTCCATTTCAACATCATCCATGTTTTCATCATCAGAATCCATATCCATATCCATGTCTAAATCATCTTCCGATTCATCATCCATTTCAACTCCCATTGATTCATCTTCAGCCTCGTTTTTCAAAGACTCTTTTACTAATTCTGAGATTTCTTCCTTCATTGTAGAAGCAAGTATTCCTTTTGCATTTTCGGCAACTACTTGTTCCAAATTTCTCATTTGTAGTAGTGCTTCCTCAACTAACGACTTTTTTTCTGTCATATTATTATAGAATAATTTAACATATAAATATATCCATATGCCAAAAAATTCTGTTTGGGCTTAGTAAAAACCCTAAATAAATAAAAAACCCCTCGGTTATGAGGGGTTTTTATTAATCTTGAATAACTTCGTCTATTTTACTTTCGGAGACCGCTGTGATTCTCCAATCATGTTGAAACCCAGTATATCGGGATGTTACCTTGGCTTCAACATCAGTTACAGAGTAACCTTTAACCAATTTTTCCTCTCGGATTTTTTTTAATTTTCCTGTATTTTCATCAGGTAAATCGTACTGTACTTTTGCTACAAAATATTTCTCGTCCATGTTTTTTTAAATTATTTGTCTAAATAATGATTTAATTTTTTTAATAAGTCAATAGAGCGATTCATTTTTGTTCCACTTTCTTGTTCTATTGGAGATGTTCTTAAAACTTTTTCTTCTTCTAAATTTTCTTCAAATTTGTTTCTATCATCAGGATTTGTAAATAAGTAAGCACCGGGTGTAGATGGTGAAGATACCAAATCAAAACAGATTAATTCAAAATCATCTTGTACTTCATTTTGTTCACCAGTCTTTTTTAATGAACCAACTCCACGTGAAGATATACCCAAAGTAACACCTTGTCTTAACAAGTTTGCTGCTTGGTCACCCTTTGTAGATACAATCCCTCTCTCATGGAATCCTGGTGAGGTTAGAAGACGTAACTTACCCATAAGGATATGTCCGTCCCACCAAATGTCATTAATGATGTGAGACACACGGTCAAGGTCAATTAATGATGATTCAGGGTGATTTAATTCTGAAAGAGATGTTCCTTTTTCAATCATCTTTTTATAATTTTCAGATTCACGTTTTAAAATTCTTTCAGGGTACACCCTACCATTACGGTTTGGTGTGTTGTATTTTTGAAGTACGGCATAGAATTCAAAAGGTTTTGAATAATCCAAGAAATTCTTGTGATTTTCTTCAAGCATCTTTTTATTAAATTCATGAGATGGTGACACATATCCTGCGTCCATTTCAATCAATATTCCTTTACCTGTCTCGGTAGGTCCTAATATTTTCATACGTATGTTTTAGTAATAAATACTAGGATGCTTCTTCTTTGCTCTTTTTAGATAGTGTAAAATCAAAATACTCGTTCTTTTTAAAGTTTTCAATATAAATTTCTTTGGCAATTCTTTTTAATTTATCTTTAAGAATTGTATCTTTAAAATCTATTTCTTGAGATAAGAATAAAGTAATTTCCAAATTCATAAAACTTTTCTTCCCGTAAACAATCCCGCTAGTTCTTAAATCCAAGTCAATAATATAATTGTCTTTAAAAAATGTTGGGTCTAGTATTTCAAATATTGTATGTTTTATCTGTCTACTAAAATTTGATACTATTCTTTCCCAATTGTTATAACTTTGTTTTGGTGAAACCCAACTTTGTAGATTAAGATAAACCGATTTAAAATTTTTGGAATCAACTGTTCCATAACTCACTTTTGAATTGTTGAATCCTACAATTCGTGATGTTTTTCCTTTTTTCATTAATATTCATGTGTATAAATTGTTTATTGTTTGAAAAAAAATAATCTAATTTGTTTCTATTGTCAAATTTTTACCAACTTTGTATTATTTACTATAATATGTTAAAAGTAAAAATTGATGCAAAAACTCCTTTGGAAAAAGCCTTGAAACAATTAAAAGGAAAGGTAATTAAAACCAAGCAAAATGAAAAATTGAGAGAAAGACTTCAATATGAAAAACCATCTGTTACACGTAGAGTTCAAAAATTAAAGGCTCAATACGTTGAATCACAAAAACCTAAAGATTAATTAATATTATTATACAAATTGTATAATTTTACATAATTGATTTTAGAAAACACCTCACCTTTAATTTGTTGGATGGTTTCTTGTAATTTTTTTGTTGTACTTTCATCCATTGATTCATTAAGATTACTTAATGAATGAATTGTTTTTGTTTTTAATTCTTCAAATTCTTTGGATAATTCAGTATCTTCAGTCATTAACACTTTAGATAAGTCTCTTTTAGAATCCTCATCTAAATTTTCAATATAAGAACTAATTTCTCTATTGGCAATATTCAATAAAGTTTCCATTGGTAGTTGTATCGCAGTTTTAACTTCAGTGGTTTCACTTAAAGTTTTTATCAAAGTGTTTCTGCTTTCAACATTCTCCATAATTTTATCAGGAGAATTATAAATTAAATTGTCAATATTTTTGTAGTTATTTTCACTAACAACATCTTTAACCCAATATTCAATTTTTTGGGTATTTAATTTCGGAAGAATTTTTTCAACTTGTCTTAAAGATTCATTGATGTAAGCCTCAGATAATGTCTTATCATAACCTTTTTTCTTGGACAATTCAGTATAAATGTAAAACATTGTACTAACATTTTTGTTTTCCAATACCAATTTTTTGAAGTTCCTCACCTCAAATTTTGTTGTTTCATTTACATAAGAATTAACCATTAATCCTTCAATTTTGCTAAGTAATTGTCCAAATTTCATATTAATAAATATATCAATCAATTAGTTTTCCTAATTGTTCTTCAATAATACCTAAAGAACGTCTACCTTTTTCCAAATCAATTTCATCAACACCATAAACATTATCTCTTTCTAATAATATATTCATATTCTTTTTAACAGATTCAGGTGTGATTGCAGTTTCACCTTCAGCCGGTGGAAGTTCACCTCCTGCCGGTGGAGCTCCACCTAAATCAGCCCCTAATCCACCACCTTCAGCCGGTGGAGATGTTGTTCCTGATGATGGACCATTACCATAAAGTTTATCAATATTATCGAATAATCCGGTATGTGTTATAACATTAGGTGTTGCTTCAATTTCAGCGGCAACCGCTTTCTCAACTCTTTGTTGTTGTAAATCAAGTTTAATATCTTCATCAGAAAAACCAAGAATGTGTTTCTTAGCCCATGTTTGTGATGTTGGAGCGATACCTTCAACCTTTGTTACAGCGTCTTTGTACAACAACATTTTTTCTTTCCAAACATCTATTGTTAGTAAGTCAGCTTGTTTAGATGGGTTAGTTAAACTCAATTGGAACGAGTTTAATTCGTCTTCAAAACCCAATAAAAATAAATGAACAATTGCAATTTTGTTAAGTTCTGCAACCATAGATTTTTGAATTCTATTGATTGTTCTTGCAAAACGAATATCTTGTAACGATAAATTTCTACCATCACCAACAACCTCTTCAAATCCCAAGAATGCTTTTGGTATTCTTAACGCTGTTAAAAGTTTCTTTTGAATGTATTCAATGTCGGCAATCTCCGATAAGTTTGTCGCTCCTGGCAAAGTCTCAATTGGGTTTGGTGATGCCGGGTCTCTAACAGGTACAAAGAAATCTTGGTCAACCGCCATTTGATTGAATCTCATATCTACGTTTCCTGTTTGTGGGTCAGTTACTTGGTCTTTTTTAAATTGTTGAGCAAATCTTTGAACGTATGGTTGAATATCTGCATCATCCATGTTACCAACAAATACCTTAAATACACGTCTTTCTGGTGCTCTTGATGTTCTATATACCAACATAGCATCTTCAGCAAGAATTAATTGTTTCCAAATTCTTCTTGCCTTTTCCAACATGGCGGTACCATATGGTAATTTTCTATCATCACCCAATAATCTAAAGTGAGCAACTTCCCAACTATTAAATTCCAAACTTTTGTTTTTCCAAGTAAATGTTAGGCTTTTGGCATCGCTACCCGAAGCAACCGCTCCACCCATACCTGAAGTTGCTTTACCTTTCATACCAACTTCAATACGTTCAATTTCAATGTTTGGTAATTGTAAACAACCAACAACACCTCTTTCAGGGTCCAACTTTAAAAACACGAAGTTGTCACCATATTTTGCGGTATTACGTGTCCACATTGGTAAGTTTGTGTTAATGTCCAAAGCGTTATTAAATAAATCTCCCAATACAGCCTTAATTCTTGGAGAATCGGAGTATATTTGTAACATGTATCCATTCTCATCAACTGTTGTTGATTCTTCAGCGTATGTATCTAATGCTGCAGAAATTTCAGGAGTATATTCCATTGACTCATAATCATAATACGATGCCAATCTAGTTGGTTGATAATAAACCGCTTGTGAATATAAATTATTTTCAATTTTAGCCCATTGGCTTGTAATATAATATGTTTGTCTGGCTTGGAGTTTTTGTTTTTCATACTCATCCTTGTCAGTAGTTCTTAATAGTTCTTTTTTATCAAACTTATAAGTAGGTATGTCTTGACCCAACAATGAATTTGGTCCAAGTTCTTGGGACAATCGTTGCCATATTGTCAAGTTTTTTTCTTCCATAGTAAAAAGTTAATATATATGTATTTTTTATCAACGCTTATATCCGCCGAACACCCATAAATAGTCTTGATAATCCTTTTGTGTTGGTTGATTTTGATATGCAATATTTGTTTTATATTGTGTATTTGGCATTGCCGGGTTAAAGTATTGTTCTTTTGGTGGGTCATAAGAAGTAACCTGCCAAGATTCCAACATTGTTTTTGCCTGTTGTGTGACCTTTGTAAGTTGTGAAAAAGATGAATCAGATACATAAACAGCCATAGCCAAAGACATAATTAAATCATCATGTTGTCCTTTCATGTGGTCAGGTCTTCCATTAATATAAACAAATGTATTCATTTCATTCAATAATCTTGATGAATGAACTTTTAATCCGTGTCTTAATCCTTCCTCAAGAGCAGCAATAATTTGAACTCTTTTATTGTTAAAGTTAATACCAGGAATTTTTTCAGCCGCCTTTGGGTCATATTTCCATTTGTTACCAAAATCTACACCATCAACATACAAATCTTTATATCCTAATTCTTGGAGTTTTCTTGCGGTAGCAACTCCCATACCACCCGTGATATCCACAACAATGAAACAGTTGTACATGTTACCCCATTTGTAAGCAATTTCTGCCAATACATCAGGAGGAAGTTTTCCAATATACTCAGCAACTTGGTCTCTTTCGTCAAAATCATAAATTTGGAATGTTGAATAATCTTCAGAGTCCCCACGAGAAACGTCCACACCCATAATGTATCTGTGACCCATTTCAGGTTCTTTCCATATCCAAAGTCCACCACCCATCATTTTATTGATAGGTTCTTTAATCATATTATCTGTGATATTTTTAATTAAGTTAGAATCAAATACGTTATCACCTGAACCCAAAAAATTACATTCCAATTCCTGTGAAACTTTACGCTTATCATACTTAAGTTTTTTAACCATCGCCTCAAACCAAGAGGAACATGGTTTATAACCTAAATCAAAATAGGCTTTTAACTCATCATAATTTCTTTCATAAGGGTCACGACCTGAAAAATCAACAACACTATCGGCGGTATATTCTTCACGGTTTAACAGATAATGAATAATTTCATTTGTTTTAACCAAATATAAATCTTTTGTATAACGAGGGTCACGATACCAATACATTTCTGTAATTTTGAAATCGTTCATTCCACGATTGGCTTGTTCGTAGATTTCATAGTAAATTGGGTCATATCCGTTTGGTGTTGATACAACAACAACTTTACCACCCGTAGACAACGAAGCCATACAGGCAGCCCAGAAATCACCATCCGCCTCAATATACGCAGCTTCATCAAATATCAACATAGTGGGGCTATAACCACGAAGTGCATCTTTTGATGTCGCAACGGCTTTAACTTCACAACCGTTTGTTAATTTAAAATGTCTTGCCGCGTTTTTATCTGGTGAAAAACTTACACCAACCCAAGCAGGCCATTGTTCAGTAAATCCACGTATTTTGTTTGCCATTTCCACGGCAGTGTCCAATTTGTTCGCAATAATCAAAACCTTTTCAGGTCTTTGTTTTGATGCAAATACAAGTCTTTTACTTGCCCAAGCCGCAGTCACGGTAGATACACCCGCCTGACGGTATTTTAATGCAATGTTTTCGTTATAGGATTCATAATCCTCAACCAAATTAACTTGGTCAGGAAATAACTCTAATGGGACGTATCTTGACTGAGTATTATCATAAGTCTGAAGATACGTCTTAAGAGCGTATGGTGTATTTTTTATACACCTTGAATATTCTAATAGTAATTGTTCTCTGGTTAAACCCATAAAAGGTTAGTGTTAGGACCTGTCAATACCTAAACTACCTAAGAAATCATCTAAATCACTCAAATCATCATCGTCAGGACCCATAGTGTCACCATCTTCATCAGTATCATAGTCTTCGTCATCATCACTATGTACTTCATTCAAATGAGCTACAATTTCCTTAACCATTCTGTCCAAGATTGATGTTGCTTTTGCATCACCTCTTAAAATCATTTTTGCTAATTTGAAAAACTCATCAGCCGAAAGTGCTGAAAATCTTGCAAAGAGGTAGTTTTGTATGAATTTTTTATCTTCTTCAAATAATTCTTCAGGATATGCTGCTAAGAATTTTTCCCACAATATTGGACCAATTCTTAAATCCCAAATTTCATTTGATAAGCTGTCAGTTGATGCCATGACCATTTCGGCTTGTTTTGGGTCATCAGGAAGACCTTGAGTACCCAAGATTTCCATTGTACCTTTAATTAACTCGTGAATTAATATAGGAAAAAATACACCTGTCGCTTTAACTGTTGGAGGGTCAGTTTGAATATCTACTTCTTCTTTACCACCAACACCACCTTGACTCATCATCATGTCCATCATTTCGTCAGGTAATACCCAATACAATAAATCATTTACAGACATAACAACACCGTACAAATTCAATAAGTCGGGGTCAACTCTATCTAATTCATCTCTAACTAATTCAAACATGTAATGTCCTTTTTTAGACGAACCTTGAATTAATGCGTTAATAAATCTTCTTTTTGCCTTTTCAATATCAAATCTTTCAAATGCTGAAATAAAATCTTCAAGGTCTTCTTCTTTTTCTTGGAAATTCTGTTCAACTTCTTCGTCTTCAGGTTCTTCACCTTGTTTTTGAAAACCAGACATATCAATTTGACCTGGCATTACAAGTTCAGCAACATAATTAATTTGGTCTGGTCGTACACCCATTTCTTTTCTAACCAAATCAATCGCCAAATTTTCAAGATATTCTTTATGAGCCATTTGTTTTTGTAACAATTGCATGGCCATAGTCATCATCATTCTTTGTAATTGTTGTAAAGCGTTTCCTCTTGAGATGTCAGCACCAGCGTTTGGTACATAACGTCTAACTTTAGCAACAACATCTTTAAATCTTTTAGAAGCAACTAATTCTTCAAATGTCTCAGGTAAATTACCCTGTTCAATATTTGGAAATGCTGGATTTGTAGATAATGGAGTTCCTTTTGAAAGAATTGTTCTTTCAATATCAGGTGACATTCTTTCAGGTCTATCTCCATAATCAATTGGAGCTTCTCTAACGATTTGTTTCTTTTTCATTATTGGTTTTTAAAGTCAATTTTTAATTGGTCAAATTCTAAATAATCAGGAATCTTAACAGTACCCATTTTTGGAGCTTCAGTAGACGCCTTTGGTTTTGGTTGATGTTTTGGGTTTTTAAAAGGGTCAGAAGTATTTGGTTTTTCTTTAGTACCAGGTTTTACTCTTGTAGGTGCTGGTGCTGTTTTTGTACCTTGTTCATCCATTTTTTCCGCTTTTGGTTTTGGTTGATGTTTTGGGTTTTTAAAAGGGTCCATTTTACCAGGTTTTTCCTTTTCTTTAGTACCAGGTTTTACTCTTGTAGGTGCTGTTTTTGTACTTTGTTCCATTGCTTCTTTTTTAGAAACATATGTGTTTTTATTTGATTTGTCCATTTTTGTTTCATCAACAAATCCAATCATACTATTTTTAAATGGACGAGAAATTATTCCTTGTTCACTTAAAGTATTTAATAAATCAATTTTAGAAATTTTTGGTGATATATGTTTTTCAACCATTCTTAATAAAGAAGACTCAACAATTGGTAAATAAGGATTTTTACCTTCTTTAATATTTCTTTTTACATCCATCACACATCTTTCAAATTTTTTCTTATCTTCTCTACCAACTGATGAGGTACAAATTGCATATGGGTTATATTTTGATTTTTTCTTCGCTTCGCTAATATCTTCTTCTTTGTCAATACCATCATCGCCTTCATCATCCATACCATCAGGTGCTTGTACTTGATGTGGTTCTTGAGTAGTTTGACCAAGTTTTGAATCACTTTTATCAACTTCTACACCTTGCTCATAAACTTCAAAAGGTTTTTTCTCGTTTTTTAATTTATCAATTGTTGCGGTGTCAGTTTTTGGTACCATTGTTATTTCAGATACCATCATTTTATGCAATTGATTGATTTGACCTTCATTCATTGTTAATAACAATTTATGGCTCAATCCACGTTCCATTAGTTGTTTAATTTTTTTATTTTTCATATACAACGTCTTTTTCTAATTCTAAAATAATGTCTCTTTCGTACAATTTATCTTTTACTTTCTGTTCTGAATCTCCGAAACGAAAAACAAGACGGGTCTCATCTTCACAACTTTCATCTTTTTCCCAGGCTAACGCAATTACATCTTCCATTGCGTCTGTGACTCCCATAAAATCAGAGTCCTGTATAAGTTCAAGTTGGACCACCGTATTTTTCAGTAGTCCAACTTTCTTTATATGTTTTAATTCAGGTGGTTGTGGGTAACCGTGTGCTGGTCTTGAATCCCAATTTTCACCCCAAACGTCTAATTCATCACTAAAGATAAACTCATACATGTTATCTCCTCTATAATTTGGACCAAGTCCATTAATATAGATTAAATGACTCATAAAACTTCACCTTTTGGTGTTACTCTAATTTGTTCTCCGTTGTGTTCAAACACTAAATTACTTTTGTTTGTTTTTCCAACGAATTTAAAATTATTGTTTTCTTGTAAGATAAATTCAGACGCCAATTCTTGTTCGTAAGTTTCTGACAATTTTTTAACTTTGTCCATTACTTGTGTTTTTTGTTGCTTTGACTCAACAAGTTTTTTACTTTTTGTTTTTTGTTCATTTTCATTTACAACAAAATATGATGATAAAACCTTATCAACTTTAGATTCACTAAAAATTTCATCCATAATTTTAGAAACATGAGAATTAACTTTGTCTTCTTCAGACATTTCACTTCCCATTCTTTTAACTCTAACTTTCATTGGACCAAATTTTTCTTTGTATGCGTTGAACATTCTTTCACCCTCAGGTCCTTTTTGAAACATCGCATTATTACTATGTTTTTTCATCATTGGTTCAAATTCATCAAACTCTTCCTCGTCAAAATCAAAGTCAAAACCACCTTTATATGGTCTATCAGTTTCATCATACCATTCATCGTTTTTAAATGAACCATACATACCTTCTCCCATTTCACCATCAATTGGTTCTTCCATGTCCATATCCATATCTACGTCCATATCTTCGTCATCACCCATAGAACCCATATCCATATCTGAATCATAATCAGATTCTTGGTCTTCTTCAAATTTTGACATGATATCTTCTTGGTCTTCTTCGTCAAGTTTGCTCAAATCCAATGCTGACAATAATGAATTAATAACATACTTAACATCTTCAGAAGTCATTCCAACAGAATCATTCATCATTCTGATTTTTTGACCCAATTTGCCTGTAAGTTTTTGAATAGTTTTAAATGTAATATCTTCTTCCTCACCAGCCATTGGTTCTTCTTCAGAACTCATATCCATATCCATATCACCTTCAGGTGTATCTAATTCCATGTCCATATCCATTTCATCACCAGCTGGCATATCCAAAGATGCATCATCTAATGGTGCATCCATTGAACCTTCTTCAGGTGCAGGAGCAGGTGGTGGAAGTTCAGCTGCCGGTTCTGGCATTGGTGCCGGTGCTTTAGGAGTTTTTAATGTAAATTTTTTTTGTTCTGAAATTTGATACATTGAAACCTCTTCTTCGTTTTCAACAAGTCTATTAATTTCACCTGCCATAAGGTTCAATCTTTTTAATGCTTGTGAATAAGAACGATAATACGTTCTATTTTTCATTGGCTCAATGTAATCCAAAGATTCATCAATTCTTTTCTTTATGATGTAACCAGTTTTTTCTTTTACAATCTCATACTGATGACCATCTGCTAACGTTTTTTCAAACTCCACTCTTGAAGTTTCATTAATGTTAGATGGTGCGGTTTCTTTATATCTAGAAATTTCAAGGATTCTATTGATTTTATCTTGTCCTTGTAATCTCTCACTTCCGATTGGTTTTAAGTCAGCCATTTTTATATTTTTTGTTTTTTATGTTTAAGAGTTTAATCCATTAAATCCACCAAGAGCAACTGAGTCAACTTGGACTACAGACCTTCCTTGTGCATTTGAATATATTGCGTGTGGCATTGCTTGTGTAGTTGTATCACCTGAACATGTAATACAATCTTCATATACTATTGTTCCACTACTTGTATTAGTTGTTCCACCTGTAAGAGCAAATCCACTTAAGGTAGGTGTTGGTGTTAAGGTAGGTGTTTTAGTTACAGTCGCAGTAACACTTGGTGTAACTGTTTTTGTTGGAGTAACCGTTGGTGTTTTAGTTACAGTTGCGGTAACACTTGGTGTAACTGTTTTTGTTGGAGTAACCGTTGGTGTTTTAGTTACAGTTGCGGTAACACTTGGTGTAACTGTTTTTGTTGGAGTAACACTTGCGGTAACACTTGGTGTTTGTGTTTTAGTAACACTTGGTGTTGGTGTATTAGTTGTTGTAACTGTTGGTGTAACCGTTTTAGTTACAGTTGCGGTAACACTTGGTGTCACAGTATTTGTTGCAGTTACAGAAGGTGTTACGGTTTTAGTTGGTGTAACACTTGGTGTTGTAGTATTAGTTGGTGTAAGTGTTGGTGT